CAATAGCTAGAGCCTATGACGATGGATACAAAGCAGGGATGCTTCAATTTGCCAAAGAAAAGCTAGGGAAAAGTTACGTAAAAAAAGTAAAAAAGGTAATCAAAAGGGCATATTCTACAGAGAATCTGTAATATATATAAGAAAATTTGAAATGGAATAATGGAAGATAAACGCACAGAAAAAGGACAATTCCAAAAGGGAGTGTCAGGTAACCCTAAAGGGAGACCCAAGGGAAGTACGTCCATTGCACAACAGTTTAGAGATAATCCTAAGGTAGAGGGATTGATGGAAAAGATGATAGAGGTAGCTAATACACTAGGTACTGATGGCGAACATAGTCAGGCAGTAGCGTGTGCTAAAGAAGTTATAGCAAGGGCGTACCCTACATTAAAGAGTCAAGAACTTACTATTGACGCAGAGGTTAATAAAGGATTTGTAGTATTACCTGAAAAGGTAGATGTAACCAAAGAACCCAAGACTATAGAAGATGCAATAGAAGATGAGTGAGATACTCTTTCAAGCACATAAGGGCGCACAGACAAGGGCATTGCAGTCAGATGGATTGCACGAAATTTGTTTTGGTGGCTCACGTGGTGGTGGAAAAACGATGGTAGGTCTTGCTTGGTTATTAGACTATACTGAGAATAAAAAGTTTAGAGGTTTAGTTATTAGGCGTAATGCAGAGGATTTAGCCGATTGGATTGCAAGAGCAAGAGAGTTTTATCCTTATGCCAAGATAGTAGGTAAACCGGCAGAGGTACGCTTCCCATCAGGGGCAGTCGTAAGATGTGGGCATCTTTCATCGGAGGATGCGTATACCAAGTACCAAGGTCACGAATATCAAAAGATTTTAATAGAAGAAGCTACTCAAATTGCAAGTGAAGAGTCATACTTAAAACTAATATCATCGTGCAGGTCAACTGTAGACGAACTAGAGCCGAAAGTAATGCTTAACTGCAATCCGGGTGGCAAGGGTCACGCTTGGGTAAAGAGACGTTTTGTTGATGTGGGTACACATAATAATGCGTATAAAGACCCTGTTACAGGTAGGTATAGGATGTATATACCTGCTACAATATATGATAACCCTACTCTTATGGAGAAAGACCCTAACTACGTACATTACCTAGAAGGTTTGCCTGAGCCACTTAGAAGTGCTTGGTTATTAGGTGATTGGAATATCTTTACAGGACAATATTTTACAGAGTGGAATCCTAAGGTTCACGTAATAAGTGAAGAGGATGCTATAGAGTTAGGTTATAATAAGTATAACAATAGCCATTATATGGGCATAGATTGGGGTTTTGCGAACCCTTTTTGTGCTTTATGGAGTCAAGTAACAGATGATAAAATAGTGTTTGTAGATGACGAATTATATGGAACTGAAAGACACCCTGCAGAGTGGGGAGAGATGATACAGGCTAAGAGTAGAGGGCGTAATGTTACATTGGCATTAGGAGACCCTTCTATGTGGGCAAGGAATCCTATGGCTTGGAATAGCGCAGAAACAAGTGCTTATACAGATTCATCTATAGCAGATTGTCTAGCAGATTATATACCAAGTTTAATGAAGGCTAATAATAGTAGAGTTAACGGATGGCAGAATATGGCACAGTTAATGCACTATAATAAGAAGTCAATTCCTTCATTTTATATAATAGAGGGTACGTGTCCTAACTTAGAAAGGACTATACCTGCAATGATTAGAGATGATAAGAATCCTGAGGATGTAGATACGACTTTAGAAGACCACGCACCGGATAGTTGTCGGTATATGTTAAGTCATATAATAGCGCCTCACAAACCAAAGCCAAAAAGAAACTATATGCAGAAACAACACGATGAACTGATATGGGAGGAAAAAGTATTAGAGTCGGGTGAGTGGGCATACAATTGGGGAGAAAGTTAATGAACGAAGCAGAACAACAAGCAATTCAACAGATGGTACAAGGTGCTAGAGGTGGTGAAATGCCTCAAAAAAATCCGGCACAACAACCACCTCAAATTAGTATTGCAGAAGTCCACCAAGCACTTATAGATATGTTGAGTCGATGGAAACCTGAAACTGAAGAAGGCAGAGCATATAATGATGAGTTAATGGTATTTGTGCAAAAGCTAGGAGGAGTAGGTTAATGTCAAAAGAAAACGAATTAAAAGCTACTTTAGTCCAAAAGATAAGCCCACGTTATGAGTGGAGTGGTTATGTAGAACCTAACGACCACGGGAAAGTATACGGTCATCACGATAAAGATTATGAAACGTGGAGAACCGGTAAATATGATAAAGAGCGTCTTGAAATAGAGAACAAAGATAAAGCAAAGTATGATAAAATCATATCAAATCTAGGTGGGAGTGAAGAATTTAATGAAAAACTTGCCCAAGCCTATAACACATTTGGAGGTAGTTTAGGTTCAAAAGAGACAGATGGTTATTGGTCTCATCATTATAGTGATTTAGTTGATATAGCAAAAAGGGATGGGATTGACATCAACAACTTGATAAGCGAACTTAGAGACGTAAAATCCTATAAAAAATATAAAACACTTGACCACGAGGAACGTAGCAATACGCAACCCGGACTAGACCGACGTTATTGGGTTGATAATCGAAATCAAATAGATGTAAGAAATTATGAACACAATCGATGGAGGTCACCCTCTAGGGGTGGTAAAAGACGAATACACGTTGACACAAAGCAAGGCATAAATAATAATTTTGAAAGCACTCTTTACCACGCAGATGAAAAAATAAAATCAGGTGGTGGAAAATATCCTGAAGTTGATGACAAGGTTATGAAGATGGTAAATAGTTTTCGAGGTAGTGGACATCTGAAAGATGAATTAATGAGGGCGATTTTTGATGGGGATGGAGATAAAATTAAAAGTATTCTTAATGATGAGTTTGATGGTAGAAGAAGGGGCGACTACCTTAAGAATGAAGAGAAGTTTTATGATACTCTTATAAATTCTGTTCATTTTGGAGAAAATAAAAAATCCAAAAGCAGTAGTATGTATTCAAGACATAAAAATGCAAAAGATAAAAAGGTTGTTCGTAGAGTTGTAGATAGAAAGTTATTTGATAGTGATAGGCAGATTTATCACAGAGAAGACCCTACTACAGGCGAGAAAAAGTATTATACTAAGTGGTCTATAAATAATTTGGGTGGTAAAGAGAGAGAAATATCTGAAAATAGATATTGGAAAATTAAAAGGAAAATGAAAAAGAGACAGGATAGAGTTAGAGGAAGTTCATTTAAAAAGGTTAATAAGGATGACTAAGTTAGAACAAGCAATAAAATTATTAAAT